AACTGGATTTGCTTCTCCCCAACCACACCGAGAACATTTATGATTTGCTTCTTCAAGCAAATATCTTCTAACATAATCACTTGGTCTTCCATCTCTAACTTGTCCAGTTATTTTCTTGGATAACCAATCGGTTATGTTTTGTTTATAGTAGTCTTCTTGCTGACACTTGTTTGAGCAATAAATTCCCTTTCCCTGAGAAGGGAAAAAGTTAAAAGTTTTATCGCAGTTTTTACATTGCCTTTGCATAATAGTTAGACCACTCTACACTTTTATTTATACTCTAAGTATAGTTCAGAGTAATACGAGTGGGTGGATTTGAACCACCTCAAAGCCGCTAATCTGGCGGAAAAGGTTTATAAAACCTCTCTGACTACCAAGTCTCACTCGCTTTAATCGACAGTCCCTCAAGACCCTTCTTCATGGTCTGTGTACATGCGTATGAGTTCATCATCCGCAGGAACCATTATAGCATTATTGGTTCCATTTGTGATTCCTATATGTTCCCCTTCTTCAATTCTTGAAATCAATGAATCCCAATTCTCTTGCCAGTATTCCACAGAATAAAAATCCATAGTTGTAGTATATATGGAATCGGAGTGATAGGATTCGAACCTACGGCCCCTGCTTCCCAAAAGCAGTGCTCTACCAAACTGAGCTACACTCCGTTAGTGCTTATCAACCATTGTGATAAGACCATGTGCATAGAAGAGAAGCAAGACTGATCCAAGTGCTGCTGAAATGAGTGAAGCAGTTTTATTATGCTTGTCCATAGCTTTTGCTATAGACTTATCAATCATTTCTTGAATTTCTTGTTCAGTCATTGCATCTTTCTACAAAGGAAGATTAGGGATTCGAACCCTAGAACGCTATTAACGTTATTAGTTTTCAAGACTAACGCCATCAACCACTCGGCCAATCTTCCGTCTTCTGTTTCTAGATTTATAAGTCTCTAGTTGACTGTCACAATTATGACATACAAACCTGAGATTGTCAAGTCTGTTATCATTATTTACACCATTAATATGGTCTAAAACCAGTGACATTGGTTTGCCCATCCATTCAGGAGGCATATTGCAGATTGCACACTTATATGGAATCATATTCTGATTAATTATTCTACGCTTCAAGTTGTGTCTTGCATAGGTAGAATTTTCAACAAATACTTCTGTATCTGTTTTTCTATCACCATATCCATTTCTTGGATTGTGTGCTCTTGCCATAAACCACTCGACCACTCTTCCTTGTAAAGGTATTTACCTGACTTCAAAGTCAAGTTTTCTTACCTTTCTATGTCTTCTCTCTTCCTGGTATGCCAGGTCTTGATTAGACAGGACACCTTTTTGTTTGGTTTCCTTGTTTGAGTTTAACATAACCACCTTGGTTAAGTCAACTGCTGTAATGTTGTCCTCTTTTACTGTTAGCATGTTTGGACAACCACAGCATTGTGTCTTAGTAGAACTAACAATCTCCCTATTACAGGATTTACATCTGACTTTAAGCATTGGAACATGGTCCTCCTTATAGGAATGGGTGATGAGGGATTCGAACCCCCGACCAATAGAATGTAAATCTACTGCGCTACCGCTGCGCCAATCACCCAAGGCTGGGATAACAGGACTCGAACCTGTAACCTAGGAGTTAACAGCTCCTCGCACTGCCAATTGTGCTATATCCCATTGTTGAGACCATTTAAGTCTCAAGCGGATGAAGAGATTCGAACTCTCAACATTCTGCTTGGAAGGCAGATGCTCTACCGTTGAGCTACATCCGCAGGAGGGGTTAGTACTGGTGGGTGGAGGTGTACTAACCCCATGGAGAATAGGAGACTCGAACTCCTGACATTTTGCTTGCAAAGCAAACGCTACTACCAACTGAGCTAATTCCCCTGGAGCCTCTGACAGGATTTGAACCTGCGACCTGAGCTTTACAAAAGCCCTGCTCTACCACTGAGCTACGGAGGCATACACTGCACTTATCCGAATGCATTGTGTCACCAACACCTGGGGCATTTAAACCCAACATTCTGACAGTTTGACAATGGAGTAGGACAGGGATCCTCCCTGAACATCCAAAGGGGGTTGATTCCTAACTACAGGGTTTCGGTATATCCGAACCGCTAGGCACCTTTGGTTGGAACGTCTCAAGTTCCTTACGACTCAAGTAGGATTCGAACCTACGACCGACTGCTTAGAAGGCAGTTGCTCTAATCCACTGAGCTATTGAGTCAAGTCCTGGTTCCTATCGCCTCTGACCCTGAACCAGGAAGGGGGTCACAGCAGTGGTCTCTCAACCACCCTTATAATATAACCCATTTGGGTTTTGGTGTCAACTCCTGAACTGATTTGCTCCAGTCCCAGAGTTCCATCCACCAGGTCCCTCATGAAAGTTCTCTGAACCTCCAATTGGATCAAGAGCAAGAGTGGTTGCTTTGCCCTTGGTAGCAATATCATACATCACTTGATGGATATTGGCAACCTCTTTGTCAGGTGACTTATCTTCTTCTGCAGCAATAAGTTGCTCTTCTTGTTCCAATTGAGCACGAATTACTTCTTGCTTCTCAGTGAAGTTTGGTACAGGACCAAACCAGGGATCATCCTCAAGAAACAGAGGTGCAGGAACACCTAGATATGGATGCTCCATTTCATCACATTCAACTACTTCATTGTCAATAGAACACTCTACTTCTTTGTAGGTGCCTGCTTTCTTTTGAAGAAGTGAGGTTTGTGTTTCAACTATTTTTTTGATTGCTTTCAAGATCATGCCAGGACCATCTTTTTAGTGTAATCATATGCATAATGTTCTCTATATCCTTTAATGCCCCATCCCAACCAATAATAAGCAGGGACCATGTATTGAGAGACAGTACGACCTGCTCCCTCAAACTCAGGTAGATATCTTTGGAACACAGATTCATTAATCATGAATGCTGTTTGTCCCTCAAGTGTAGAGGGATCGTAACCATATTTAGCAGCAAATTTGCCAAGGTTATTATAGCGACCAATAGAAGTCCATTGAATCAAACCATAACCCCCACTGTAACACTTGTCATAGGCAACACGAGCACCACCTTCACAGATGTTGGGATGGAAATTACTTTCTGATTTAATATTGCCCAGAATAGTTGCTAGTGCATTACGATCTGTGATTCTGGTTTTCTCTTGGAGTTGTGCAAGGACATACTTTTCATTGTCATTACAACCAGGACACTTCCAGGTCTTTTTTACCACTTCAATGGGGACTGCTTCCTCTTCATTAACACTCACATCAACAGAAGGAGGATTTTCAATCTCAGTAATTGTGGGATAAGCACAAGCAGCAGGAATGATTGATGCCAAAGCAAATGGTAAAATTTTAGTAAACATTTAATTAATAGAACTCAACATTCGTTTAGAAGTTTAACTCCTTACGACTCAAAATAATCCTTGCGATAGTACCTGCCAAGGATGTTGCTATTATAAAAGGCAGGGGTCCCATCTGTCAAGGGTTTTGTCAGGACATCATGAAGAAAGAGTTGGCGAGTCTCTTCATAGTTGACACGTCCAGGGGTTTTGTGTAGGGAGAGGATCTCTCTAGTAAAAGATTCCCTCCCAAACTGTTTAACATCTGCCTTAAGTTCATCAGAACTTCCGAAGTAGTTGCGCCAGTTGCTCTCAGTTGTAACTCTTCTCCTTCTGGTAGAATTATTATTAGCTCTAGGCTTTCGTTTTTGCCAGAAGTATTTTCTTCCGATGTACGAACGGTTGGTGGTGCTACAGGTAATCTTGTAAACAAAACCATAGTTGTCCCCAATAAGGCTCCCGTCAAAATCGGTGCCCATATATTGCCAGGGATTCGTGTACTCTTTATCCTTTGCCACATACTCATAACGATCTCTCCTTATTTATTCTCTCCCAGATGTAGACCCCATCGTTCCAGTCCCCGTCCCATGGGTCAGGAAACGGATTTTCAAGGCTTGAAGATGCCACGCTTGCGCTAGGCTCTTCGGTCCCACTTTCAACAACTGGATTTCTGATTCTGAGAGTTGGAAGGTTGGACACGCTAGAAGGTCCTTCTTCCACTGTTGGTTGTTCATAATACTTTGCTGCGTCTTTTTCCCATTCTTTTAGAATTTCTTCTGTCTGTTTATCAACAGACGCCATTTCCAATTCAACTCTACCATCTACCCAGCGTTCACGCAGCCATTCTACAGCACCAAGGGCAAGGTGGTTGATGGGAAATTTTTGTTTGTTTGCCCATCTCTTGCCCTTAGTATACCAGTTATCTTCGCCACCCCATTGGTGTTCAAACTTATAGTTGAAATCCTGCGAAGGTGTCTTTTTTGACATCTTGTTTGATTCCTCCTACAACATAAGACTCAACTTCTGTCTCTTGTGGAGCAACCTGGAGTCCCTTGGAGGATATCCAGTGCTGAGTCCATGGGAGTGGATTGTTTTTAGCAGCAATGTCATAAACTGGCTTGAGACCAATTGCTTTCATTCTACGATTAGCTACCCATTCAACATATTTCTTGAGTAGAGTATCATTCAAACCAATCATAGAACCATCTTTGAACAAGTAATCTGCCCATCTCTTTTCTTCATTGACTGCCTTATCAAACATAGCATAGACCCACTCCTCTTCCTCTTTAGCAATTTGCTTCATCTCTGGGTCATCACCATCCCTCCACTTATTGAGGATGTTCTGAGTGATTGCTAGGTGTTGGTTTTCGTCTCTTGCGATAAGAGAGATGATCTTAGCTGATCCTTCCATAAGCTTAAGTTCACCGAAGGCGAAACTACAAGCAAAACTAACGTAGAACCTAATACCCTCAAGAATGTTAACATTGGCAACTGCTCTGTACAGTTTTCGTTTGACATCTTTGAGTGACTCCTGTGCTGATGGAACTTGTTCTAAGGCATGAATCCAATCATTAGAGTTATCATATTGGTGTGCTGCGTTGATGAAGTCATCATATGACTCTGTTACACTTCTGGCACGCTCAAGAATTCTCTCATCAGAGATAATGGTATCAAAGACTTCAGATGGATCTGAATAAACATTTTTGATGATGTAAGTGTAAGAACGACTATGGATCATCTCCATAAATCCCCACACTTCCATACA